TGACACCGGCGGACGTGTTGAGCGCTTCAACAAGCGTTTCGGCCGTAAGTAATTACTGGTCTTTTCAGCGCCGTCTCCTTTGGGAGGCGGCGTTTTTTGTTGTTATGCCGCACAAAAGCTCTCTTTCTGTAATTTACACGCCGTTCCCTTATTTTGAACACATTTGAGCGCTATTTGTAAAAGTTACGAAAAAACGATTAAAATAGAGGAGTTTTCTTCTCTACTACACCACTACTACACCAATTTTCTATCTACACCACAGCGGTGCACTCACAGACCGCACAAAGCGTAGCAATCAAGTCCGATTTTGAGTCTTAATCAATAGAGCCCTGATGTGACAATCCAGTGACTCACTAGTAGAAGCATTAAAATTGAAAACCGTATTTGAACCGATGTGCCAAGCAGCGGCTGCAGGAGGAGATAAAATAAAATGCTAAAAAATGGGGTACTAGTCCAATTACGGATTGATACCCCATTCGTTTTTATTCTGCTATTGAGTCCAATACAGCGTTGACAACATCCAGACCAATCTGCCCAGGAGCACTTGAATCTCCAACGCTTGCAAAAGTCATGGCGGAGCCAAACACCTCTCCACACAATCGGCTGACAATACCAAGCTTGCCCATGCTGATTGCGATAATAGGAGTAGCAAAATATTTGTTTTTCATTTCAACCGTAGCGGCCAGTAAAGTCAACACATCTGTGCTGTCGTGCGGCATAACTGCTACTTTCGGTAAATCAGCTCCGACCTGTTGCATTTTAACCATACGAGAAATGAGATCACTTTTATCAGGCGTCTTTTGAAAATCGTGACTTGAACATACAACAACCGCCCCTGAAGAATGCGCATTGTCTATCAACTCACGAATATCATTTCCGGCTGTAAAGAACTCAATGTCAATAAGGTCGGCACAGTCAGTATCTATTACCGTGTTGATGAAATCCAAATATTCTTGGTGAGTTAGAGATACCTCTCCGCCCTCTGTCTTGGTACGAAATGTTACCAGCAAGAGTTTATCCTTCAGCGCTACACGAATCTTTTGCAAGCAAGACACCACAGAATGCATATCATTGCATTGCTCAAACCAATCAACGCGCCACTCTACACAGTCAATACAAAGCTCGGAGAACTCAAGCGCGCGTTCTAAAATCTTTGATTCAGATGCTTCCACGATTGGAATTATGACTTTTGGTCTACCTTCTCCAATATGACAACCTCGAATAACAATGGACATAATATACTTCCCTCCTAGGATAATAATATCAATGTCCATTCACAATGTCAACCAGCTCAATATCACTCGGCTCTACATAGCCCGATACATTCACTGAGATTGGATACTTGCCAATGCGGCTCTCAAGATTCGTCACTCGATAGCGCCCGTTCACAAGTTTCCCATCAAAAATATACCATTCACCAGAGCGGCGCATACCGCAATGTGTTTGGCTGTTTGAAAATAATATTCCGTCTAATTTAATTTTGTCTCCTGCATGTAGTTGCTTTTGCTACACCATCAAAACGAACCCCATGTAGCAGGTCCACAGATGCCATCTGCAGACAGCCCGCGTCCCTTCTGATACTCAATCAGCTTCGCTTTGGTATTCGCGCCAAAAATGCCGTCAGCCTTAACACCAAGATGCCGTTGCAGTACAGTTACAGCATAAGAAGCGCCGTTCATAGCGTCTTTCGCACCTTGTCTAATAGTCGGCATGAGATTAGCTACACTGATATATTTCGTGCCGGATTTACTGATCTAGCGGCTGCGGATGGTGCGCACATCAACATGAACAAAGCCGCTCGTAAGCACAGCACGGCTATAATATCCAATACCACCACTCTTGGCAAAGTAGGGCAGGGAAGATACATACAGTGCAATCCGAATCGGGTCAACGCCCTTGATCCAGATATCAGCGGCAGTGCCAAGGCAATGCTGGCTACGAGGGCTTCCACCGATGGAGATATTATAGGCAGGAGTACGATACCCAGAGTTGATGTGGACAGGAGCACCGAAGTGAGCACGGATCTGTTCCAGCACTTCAATCAGCTGACTATCGACTAGGACTATATCACTCTTATCGGAGCAGGCGAACTCATAGACGGAAAAATGAGCCGACACCTTTTTGTTCTAGTCCTTCTTCATAGAGTATGTAATAACACCCATTTCATCACACCTTCAATTCTTTTTGAACTCGTCCTTGATTTTATCGTTCTGGATGTCCATCTCTTTGACAGCGGCCTCAATCATTGTCTCAATGGTCGGAGTGATCTTCACACCTAGACGCTCCAGAGCTTCCATAACGTATTTCTTCTTGTCGGCTTTTTCGATAGCACCGGTTGCACCCAGCTTCTCTGCGGCACGAACAGCGATCTGCACCAGCTTGTACACACCGATCTTCTTCAGATAGGGGATACCATAGGCCATAAAGGCAGTGCCAGCGCCAGCAATAACCAGGCGGACGATAACAGAAACCAGCTCATTGATAATATCCATCATAATAAACCTCCAAAATAAAAAGCCCGGGACACACAGTCTCGGGTTAGTTCATAATATTCTTTGTGTTGTTCTGACCATCGATCAGATAGTTCTCAAGTGCAGCCTTGGCCTCTTTCATCGGTTCAATTGCATTGCCATCGATACCGTGACTGAGGAGTGCAAGCAGAGCCTTCATGGTGACATTGTTGCCTTGCTCACTGTGACTGATACGCTGTTCTGATTCGAGAATTTTGCGGTCATGTACTTCCAGCGTGATACTGTTTTCTTTCTGGTGCTCTTCTAAGGAGACCAGCTTGGATTGAAACAGGTCGAGCCTGTCTTTATCTGCACCTAGTTTTCTATTGATCTTTTCAAGTTCTGTATCGTGGGCATTCAGTCGCTCGTTCTGCTTGTCGTCCGGGGCTTTCGCATGATTGATTGCCTTTATGATAACAGCGATTGCGGCTGAAATAGCAGTGATGCCACCACAGATGCTCAGCAACATGGTCTACAGCTGCTGTATGGTAAAAGAATAGACGTGAGGTGCGGCGTTCAAACTTCCTATCATGTCTTCTCACCACCATTCGTACCACTGTCTGTGTTTTTGGCTTTCAGTGTTTCATTGATCTCGGTCAGCTGTGTAACAATAGCGTTCAGTGCTGTCACGATTTCTTTGCCTGTCTCGTCTAATAACATGGGCTTTAAGATTTCCTGCGCCATAATTCCTCCTTTCAATTGACAAAATACTATCAACGTGATATAGTGAGAGCAGTACAAACCCTCCATCGGGCTAGTACAACCTCATTTTTATGAGTTGTTGCGTGAGTTAGAGTCTCTGTGATGTAGCCATCGTCACAGGGGCTCTTTCTCTTTATTTGCGTTTTCCGCCATCACATACAGTACGCCAGTGATAATGCGGTCGCTCTTCATGGAATAGAATGTGACGAAACCAATCATCAACAAAAATGCACAGCAGCGCAAGGAAGAACCATAGCACTGTAAACGGCAGGCAAATTTGGCCCAACAGATTGAACGGTAGGGAAGAGTAGTCCCAGATATGAAGTCCCATCATCAGATTCAGTGGGATACCTATTACCAGTTCCATCCCAGTCACAAAGAGCGCTCCAACACCAGCCTGTTTCCAGAGCGGCATTTCCCAGGGAATATAATTGTTCAAGCCTCCAATAACCACATAGCAGATGCCGCCTACTACGGCCATCGTCCAATGAGAATGCCCACGCCACAGGATTTCAATGCAATAATAAAGCGCCCCTCCAATTAAAAAGAGAAGCGCACATTTGATTTGTTCACGAAGTTTGTTGCTCATTCGGTCACATCCTTATCTGCGTGAAGATCCAGATATTCTGCCAGTATAGCATCATAACTGATTTCAATAGCGTCTACCTCTGCACTGGTCGTACATGCCTTGATGCCAATCTCCAATTCCTGCTGATGAGAGACAAATGGCTTCACATACATACCGATCGCAAGTGCCAAAGCGGCCAGATCATCATAAGTCCACTCCACACATTCGTCACCGGTTGAGTTCCATGTCAGTTTAAAAGGCTGCCCGGCTGCTGTAGAGATCTGATATAGGGCAAGATTGCTTGTAAGAAGAGCTTGCTTCTCGCTGGTGACACTGTAATACTTGCCATCTGTCCATTGAATTGGATATAGAGACAGGAAAGTAGAAAGAGCAATTTTTGACTGGGATATTTTACTTGTTTTGAGAGATTCAAGCTTCATATCCTCTGAAGGAACTGGTTCGTGCTGTTGTACTTCATAACAGTCGTCTAAATCAGCAATCATCCAGTAGTAATCACCAGACACCGCAGTCTCGTTATGTTTTGTCACGGCGGCAACAACAACACTATACACGTCACATTCTGCTTGTGTTTTAACGGGCTTCTTTACCTGATAGCCAATTATAACATCTTTAATAGAGGGAAGAATAGGGTGTTCTTCAACTGGCTTGCTAGTGGTTTCACTTGGTGTTCCTGTCTCCTCATTCTTTTCGATTTCTTTCATTTCATCCATGTACATCACCTCTTACTTCCATCGTCCAATTGCAATATATTCCATTGTATTATTTTCACTTCGCAGGGTAACACCAGTGGTTGATTTACCACCAATTGCATAGTTTTCCCAGCTGCTACTTTTCCATTCACTCATACCAATGCGATAATCTGTATTGGCAAAAGCTGCGCCAAAACTAGAAAATGAGTTATTGCCGCATGAACCCCAGCATATCTGGGTGCCGTCATCAAAACGAACGTAGTTCTAGCCAGAGGCGGAGACGCCATTTCCTAACCAACTTTTCAAAACATCCTTATTAACGTCCTTGATCTTCGTGCCATTGTCTGTGTAGCCTGCAATATAGTTTAAATTTGAAGTTGTAAGACCATCGCCAGCGAAACCGATTCGAATTGCTCTGTTTCCATTATTGTAATCAATAACTCCCCCGTTTATATGCGCTGTAATAGTAGAACGATTTATACTTACACCTGGATAAGACGTTGTAGGGGAAACACTTTGCTCATTGTTGGTGTATGTGCTGGTTTTAACAGTCCAGTCAGCATCCCAATCTGCATAAAGTCTATATTGACCACCACCACGAAGCCAGAATACTGCAACAGAGCCATTCCCCATTTGACTATATCCTGCTGGATTTGCGCCAGATGTTACCCAATTACTATCGTTATTCAAACAAATACTATTCGCATATGTTGTTCCCTAACCAAATGCAGTGACTAACAAGTCAAGATTTACAGTAAATCCAGCGCTGTGGGTACTCCAAGATGGTTTTGAGCCGCTATTTAGTTGGACGTTGCATTTGATATGGCGTAGTCCACCATATGGAATGGTATTCATACTAACAACCGGATACCATGTGTTTTGGTCAAGGCTCGTTAAATTTACCCACTGTGCTTTATCAAACAGTGTTTCAGTTGCAAAATTTGCAGTGCCATTTAGATTTGCTGTAATTGTAGCAGGTTGTCCTTCTGCTTTAATGACATCTAATGTACCATCGTCATAAGCAACCATACGAATATTATAATCTTTATAATTGGCACCAATATCTTCTGCATGAAAATCAACATATTTACCGACTTCTATAACACCATCATCACCAACTGCAGGAATTACATTCTAATAGCCTGTACTTCTCGAACTGACATCGTAACCTTTCAACTTCATTGCATTCAGCGCATCGCCACCCGGTTCAGGAGAACCAGCGTAATTGTGTGTATGTCCAACAGCAGCATACAATGTATCTGTCTTACTCTTGATCCAGTTCTATAAAGCAGCCAGCGGTCTGCGGGTGTACTTTGTAGTCGCACTACCATCACCACTCGCAACTGTAGCGCCAACCATAATAGTATCAGCATCTTCAACAGCGTCAGCGCTCGTCTCCAGTGTATCTACCAATTCGCCTAAGTCATGCGTATGATCGACAGGGGAGACACCCTCTGCAGCCAACTCTTCACTCGTCATTTTATCTGCTGTCGCTACATGACCTGTATTATCAACACTGATGCGATATAGTCCAGCCTGTTTTGCTTCGTATACCGGGTGAGTATAATTGTTAGCACCCGCTTCAATGCCATCCAGCTTTGCTTTATCAGCCGAGCTCATCAAACCGTTGTTTTCAGTAGTAGCTACATCAGGGTCACTTAAACTAGCAAGCTTCTTTTTTTCTTCTGTTGTATAGTCGTTGCTGGACAGGCCGAATCCTTCAATTTTATCTACCTTTGTTCCGAGTATAGCCTCAATCGTTTTCCAGAGGTGAACCGCGCCCGCTCTGTCTAGCCAACTTTTCTTTTCATCATTCATCGATATGTGATCGCCTCCTTATAAATACTTCGTTTGCAATACGTTATTTATATCAATCTACGGAATTTAAATGTGAAGGTGGATGCGGTGTCTGAATTCTTAGAACCCTTAATTTGGAGACGAAGATTTTTACCAGTCGTGCGTGGAGAGCGAGTAGTACGCAAATAAAAGCGTTGACTGTTTGGAGCATGACCGGCGTAATGTAAGGTTACCTCAGTAGATTCTTCACTATTTGTCTCTTCGGCATACCAAGACATGATTCCAGAAAATATATCCTGGTAAATATTAATGATTGGGCATTTATCAGAGTAGAATTGTACTGCATAAGTTCCAGTTGGGATAGCATCTTTACTAATTCCTATATCCTGCCAATCGGTTGTGATCGTAATCTCTGGAGTTTGAATCGTCACCACATCCGGTATCACTTCACTCGCAATCTTGCTTTTAATCCAGCTCCACAGTGCACTTAGTGGCTTACGGTGATACCCGGCGGCATCCGTATTCATCACAACTTCGTCAGAATCTGTGGGGGGGGGGTAAGAACCGTATTGAGGTTGGACGGAATAAACTCACTATCAACACCAATATTCATATTTCCTAAAGCCATAATTCGTACCTCCTTTAAGCTGTAGCAATTTTCTTCCAGTCACCCCATGAAGTTGTGCCTTGACGATAGTAAATGTTACCATTGCTAAAAGCGAATTCAAAAGAACCACCGCCTGATTCATCGTACCAAGAAGATAAACCAATCAAAAACGCACATGCATGACCACTTGACAGCCCAATTTTGTCACTAAGCTTCAAACCACGAAAAATCAGCCGACCGTTATAGTCGTTTCTATCAACGCCATAATAATCAGACGGAGAAGTGTTATCATTCCGATTGTCTCCTTCAGGGTAAAGGTCATTATGTATGTGAGCGGCAGGGTTAAATTCAGATGGTTTATTCTGCACTTCACTCCATTCAGGGAGCTTTTCGTTCCCGCTATTCATTTCTCCTAGCGCCATATTTTGCCTCCTTATAAAACGAATATTTTAGCAGTGAAAATTGCCGCAATCATGCGGTGCGATACCACATATAAACGACCAAGTAGGGCGGCATGGAAGATGCTGAACTGGTATTTGAAATCAAATTATATCCAGCAGAATTACGAGTGTTTGTTGTGTAAGCATCGCCGACACCTGTATTTGAAACCATCTCCTTAGACTCTCCTATATTTGCACCTTCGATAGTTCCTACGATATTAGCTCCATTATACTTTAAGCCTCTTAGAACTACATTATCTTCGCCCATGAATCCACCATAAAACAAGTTATATCGCAAACCCCAATTATGTTCATGTGTTGTCTCGCCACCCGTCGATCCAGCCGCGCAGCTATCTCCAGCCGCTAAAATAAATCTATCTTTGATTCTTTCCTATGTACCTCCAAACAAAACGCTTGAATCTGTAGAATTAAAACTCATATAAATCGAGCCAATAGGGTAGGCTTCTAACCCCCTAAAATAAATGAACCCAGTGCCATATTGACCTCCTTATCGCACGATATACCACTGTGCTGTGATTGCCGCAGACGGGATATTCTTCGCCCGCAGACGCAAATACCCATCAAAGCTCTCTGTATTCGTAAACTGAGCTTTCGCAGCTACACTTGTACTGATAGGAGCCACATTTACATTCACGATATCATTCGCAGTCATACCAGAGCAGGCAATATCCACATAGTTGGAGAACCCGGGAACTGTGTTATCTGTCTTCCAGTTCGTAATAGGAATCGTAAACATATGAGGAACGACCACATCGGCCTTACCGGTCAACTTCTCGTCCATCTCAGTCTCTGTGTAATAGCGCTCGTCATGGGTATGGTCTGTATCGCTTTTGTCAATCAATTTTGTATTGATTTCGTCCTTTGTAAAATACGTGTCATTGTGATCGTGTTTCTCGTTTGCTTTTTCCGCCAGTGCATCACAAACAGCTTTGGCATCGGCGGCGAAATTCTCTTTTGTCAGGGTCTTGTCCACCGCAACAGAATCCAGCTTCAACTTGTCCAGCTCGGTACGCACGTTGGTCAGTCCGGCATCAGCCGATTTTGCAATACTTAGCGCCTCAGAGATCCTTGTGCCGGTCACCTTTGCATCAGCAGCACGTCCAGATACAGTCAGTGTTGCATCCACCACAACCTGCGGTGTAGGCAGGGGATTGCCGCTATCATCGACCATGCCGCCAGTAATCGCATCGATCTCGTCATTCGTCAATGCAGCCAGCAGTTCATCCGGGTGCGGGGTATCAATCGTGATATCGCCCGTCTTACCAGTTGTCACTGTGGTCACACCACCGCCAGCGATTTTAATTTTATCCTGTGCCGTACCATTCAGGATTAGATTGATATTAACTTCGCCATTGACTGCATTTTTGTCGGCTTCCAGTGTGAATTTTGATGGGTTCAAAAGAATCCAGTCATCGCCACTATAAACATATAAGCTATCTGGACGCAGGTAGTAAATCTTATTAGACAAAGGAGCCAGCGGAAGCGAGCTTACGATCTCCAAGTCTTTGCTGATTTGAATTCGTCTTGTGCCGATATCTCGATAAGTGCTTCCAGTATCAGTACATACGATCAGTTGGCCGTCAATCACAGGAGCTTGATCCAGCTGAGACTGTGCGACCTCGCGTAATGATAAATTTGCCATACTCAACTCCTTTGCTTAATAAGATTCACCACACAGCGTCATTGCCATGTGGTGAAACAAATCAATTAGCCATCAAGGGATTTCCATGTAATAGCGCCTTCCAGCACCTGCACACGACCATCCATAGTGGTATTCAGACCATCTGCATAGGTCTTAGCGGCAGCCAGAGCGTTGTCGGCCTTAGTGGTTGCATCATCGGCGGCGGTAGAAATTGCCTCAGCCTTCGCAGAAGCCAGCTCATCCTGAGTGGGCTTTGCATTCCAAGCCTTGCGCTCGTCAGCAGTGATATGCTTTACAGCATCCTTGATATGCTCGTCCAGCTTGTCATTAACGACCTTAACCTTCGCGTCTGCTTCAGCCTTGGTGTAAGCGTCCGGCACTGCAACATACAAACCATCTTCCTCAACGGTAATGCTGTTATTGCCTTTGGTAGACACACGTACATTGACAGAGATCTTATTGTCATCAGAAACAGTGACCTCAGCAGTAGGAGTGACCACACCAACATAGATATCGATCAGAGCAGCAACAGGGATCTTCACGACTTCGCCAGTGGTGATAGTCAGCTCAATCTCATGGGTCTCTGTGTTGTAAGTACCGGTCTTCACAACCAGATCCTTGCCCAGATTGATCACTAGCTCATCGCCGCCAAACACAGGCAGCTTGATGGTACGGGTCTCTGCATCATAGGTGGGATCATGGGTCAGGCCGCTCATCACGGTGGGAACAGGAGCACCGTTCTTTGCCACACTCAGAGTGCCGGTAGCAGGGGAGTAGGTGACATCCGTAACAAACAGACCTTCCTTGCCCTCGGTTGCGGCGATCTTTGCATTCACATAGTCTGCCACAGCCTTGGTGGTGGGAAGATTGTCGTCGCTTGCATCCGCATTGGGAATCTCAGTCACAATGGGGCGATTCAGCTGTACGAACTCAGTGCCATTCCAAATGTGGAAGGTGTAGTCAGTCATACGGATATACAGCAGGCCCTGAATCTGGCCGCTTGCAGGCAGAGCGCTCACCAGTTTACAGCTCTTGGTGTACTCATCTGTACCCTTGAAAATCTGGCGTGTGTCTGTAATAAAATACAATGTATTGGCATCTTTGGTGGTCAGCTTATCATAATTCGCTTTTGTACCGTAGCCAAAATTTACATTAGCCATCTTTGCCTCTCTTTCTTAAAACTCTTGCCAAACAAAATTTGTCGGCTCAACGTAAAAAGGTTCAATAGAAAAAAGCCCCGTGGCTTCGCTTTGTTGAACGATCCACGGAGCATATTTACCATTTTCGTCTTTTACCATAACGGTTTGACCTGCATAAGTGTCTTCCGTTTCATTTAATTGCTCGTTTGCTTCAGTAACGCTGGCAAAACAACGATTGCGGGGGCGAATCCTTTGAACGGATAGGTCATCACGCACATACATGAACTCCGAAGAATCCTTTGTGATGATCATATCCCTGCCGTCCAACATTCCCAGCGCAATCGCAGCTTCTACATCTTCGGCGTTACCATATCCGAGCTTGGAATATTTAGCCTGTGCCATCTTTGCCTCCTTATAAAAGAAGCGGATGGCTTAGAACGGAACCACCCGCAAACTACCGTCTTCAGTTTCGACGCTCTCCTGAGTAATCTTGACTGCACTACCGATGGGCTTACCGTTGGCCAGCAGCTGCAGGGTATGGTCGTCATTGTAGCTCAGGTCATCAGCCTTACCATCCAGAATAGCGTTGTTACGATCACTCAGTGCCTTGATCTGTGCATTCAGAGCGATAATACGCTGGTCAAGTGCGCCCAGAGCTTCATCAGGAACAATGTCGCTCCAATTCTGGATGGGAACAACAGTGATCACGCCGGGGCCAACCTTGCGCACATGCTGAACAGTCGTGCCATCTGGGTCCATTGTCACATCAACAAATGTCAGCTGGATCTGGATATCGCCCGGTTCATTGGTCAGGTTGGTGTCGATAGGCAGCTTATACTCCAGCTTGTTCTTATAAAGCTCTTCTGATTTCTCCAGAATCTCTGTCTTGTAGCGCTTGCTGATAGGCAGAACGTACTCAAGCATCACGGTGAATTCACTCATGTCAACATCCTTGTATGTAGTGTCAGCCAGAAAATGGAGAGTATCAACCTGCTTACTGCGCTCCATAATGCGTTCCCGCTTGCTTACGGTTAGTGTATTATCCTCATTGATCAAAAAGGTATACATATCACACCTCCTTCCTGATGATATACAGATACTCGTCCTTTGAGATTTTGTGTTCGGCAAACAGATTGTCCAGGAGCTTGTCCTGAATCATTCCGCCATTGTACAGCCGATGCATACTCTCAACGAACTCGCTATACTTCCTCTCGTCACTCATAGCAGCCCTCCTTGAATCAAACTCAAAGTGTAAGCATCAATAATAGCCTCAGGCGTTTTACCGCCCAAGGCTTTCAACTGCTCATATTCATACAGGTCAATTTCCTGCAGTTCAACGGTGTCATACTCGGGACAAGGGATGAGGTAATACCCGTCCACATGCCAGATATGATTGCCGTCACTGCTGATAATTCCCTGTGCATCATCTTCCAAGCAGTTCACCATAATGTCGTGCTTGGGCTGATACTTTACAAAGCGCAGGTGGTCAAGAGCATCAATCACCCGGCCATTTTTCAATACCTTATAGTACACTCTCAACACCTCCTTAAACGCTGAACATCAGGCGGATACCCTGTTCGTTATTTGCAGGGGTAAATCCGTAATATTCACCAGTCACAGTCACAGACCAGAAATAGCTGCCATATTGAGCATTCGGGCTTCGTGTCCAATATGCAGCAGGATTGCCATTCTCGTCATTGCAGATGCGGCTGGTATTATCAGTCATAAAGCTGATTGCCGTACCTTCGTAAATATAAGGCTCAACATTCTGAGAGGGGAACAATTCGGCCACAGAGGGCAGATAGAAATAGCTGTCCGCAGTCACAACTTCGCTACTCTTATCGCCAATGGTACTGCCAACCTTGACCTGTTTGATGATCTGTTGCCAACCAATCGGGAGAGCATTCAGAATACGACCGTCAAGGAATGTACGGATATTTGCATCTGCCCAGCCGCCAGTATTGGTGGAGCCAGTATTCAGAGCCATTTTCTGACCAAGCAGTCCAGCCTGAATAAAGGTGATAGAACAACGCTTGTTGGAATTGTCGCTCAGGTAATACCGTTTAAAGCCACAAGCCTCGAAGGTGAAATCCTCATGTGTCCATGCGGCCAACTTCCGGCAGGCAGCGTCACCCAGATCGGTATACCAGAGCTTACCCCAGTAGATTGTGCCCTTTGCGTAACGCTCGTAAGCACCGTCGTCTGCCTTAGCACAACCAAATACCAGAGTAGCATTCGTCTGTGTGGTGCGAGTACGGTTCAGCTGAATATAGCCAATCTCGGCAGCAGTGGTATTTGCCGCATAAACGTGAATACCATTTTCGCCCTTAGTATGGCGCAGAACGATCATATCACGAGAGCCAAGATGTGCGCCTGTGGTGGATTCAGTACCCCAGGCAACTTTAGAGCCGTTGTTGACCCAGAAGCGGAAACCATTCATGCCGTTAGTCTGGAAGCACTGAGCAATCACAGAGTTTGCGGCGGAATCTTCGTCGATTCGATAATCCAGCGCCATAACCCAGCTGCGATCCTCAGACAACAGAGATACGCCGGTATCGACATAATTCTTGCCAGTAAAGATCTTCGGTTCGTTGAACAAAACTTTCTCTTCCACGTCGCTGAAGGTGAAGTCGTTGCCCATCTTGATGGTGATAGCGTCTTTGTCAGAAACAACACTCTGCTCCAGATTCACCTTGGTCATGGCATAGATCTCAACAGGGCGTAGGTCACTCAGCTGCTTGTCTCTGAAGTAGCCGCTGACGTATTCGCATATGTCGTAAACAGCATTGATATCCTTATCGCCATTGACATAGCCGCCCTTGTCCCATCCACTGAACAGATAATACTTATAAGCAGTCTCTTCGCTGGTATAGGTCGGAGTGTCGCCATCATACAGAACCATAGAGCCATACGGAGCAGTTGTCTGCTGTAGAACAGCGCCGCGATTCATATAGCGCACACGATACTGACGCACAGATTCATCGTACACAGCAGTAACAGTCTGATTCTCAAAGACAGGAGTAAACTCTGTGTCCCAGCCACTGAATGTAAATACTGTACTGATGGTACTCGGGAAGGTAGGTGTCGGGATCGGATTGTCAGAGCGGGTCACAGGGTCAACTGCACGCTCGCCCTTGTCAATATACTGAATATCCAGAACAGTGCCATCCTTATTCACGAACTTCCAAGCGTACTGATTGATCATGGTGTTGTAAGTGATCTCCAAGTCAGGCCAGCGCTCAGTGTACAGCAGCTTCTCACGCTCACGGATGATGGGCACATGCACTTTGCCTTCCACGACAGAATGGTCAGTGTTGTAGCCATTTTCATCCAGACCGCTCATTGCGTACAGACGATTCAGCAGGGAAGTATCAGCCAGTTCCCAATCAATACCAGTAATACGCACACGGTTCAGGTTGGTGCACTTGTCCAACATATCTTTCAGATCGATGGTTGCACACTTCTCAACGGTCAGCGTAGTGATATTGGTGTAATCCTCAATCGTCAGGTCAGTCAGATAGTTTAGGTTCTTTGCGGTCAAGCTGGCAATTGCAGGCAGGTGGGCGATTTTGATCTTGCCGCCGCTTGCAAAAGAGACACCGGTAATACCAGAGCCGTCAGCATAGAACTCGGTCAGGCTGGTGCATCCGGTCAGACCGATAGATTTCTTCAGGTTCGGCACGTTCTGCAGGTTCAAATGTTCCAGCAGAGTGTTATTACCAACAGCGAAGTCAGTCATGTTCGTATTCTTATAGCCGCTCACACCGGAACCAACTTTCAGCTCAGTCAACTTAACACCGTGGCTGAAGTCAACATAGCCTGGATAGAAGCCAGAGATATCACCAATGCTCTGAATGATAGAAGCGTTATAGATATAAACTTCAGTATCATTCATTGCGGTGATGGGGCATTCAATCGTGTAGGTCTGTCCGCGCTTGCCACGCACCTTCACAGGGTTAGAGCCGTACAGAACAGAGACATAGGTATCAGCGTATGGTGTGATATGGAATGTGCCGTCCGGTTTCACGCCAGTCCAGTTTGTGGGAGTATAACCACGAATGGTCATATCATCGCTGGTTGCAACAGAACCGGAATACTTAGATGCCATATATTTTTCCTGATAACGCTGGAACTGCCGACGCTGATGACGCTTGTTGCCATGCATCATGGGCAGATAGCTGGTGGTATTGATGGTGGGATCTTCGTAGGTGCGGAAATATTTGCGCTGCATATCCATGATCCAAAGCTTTTCGGGCTTCACATCCTGATAGTCCTCGAACTTTTTCAAAATACGAGTTGCACTCCATGCCAGCGCATTCTCACGGTTGCGGAACATCGCTGCCATCTCATCGGGGAACAGGTCACGCAGCTTGCACCACAGCTTGGAGTCAGCAGCGTTAAACACATTCTTTGTGCCGATAGTGTCAGTGTCCTCGTAGCCATAAGTCAGAGTCAGACCACCCTCGTTATCATTGCCCATGGCGGTATCGTTATCGTAGTCAAAGCAGAAGTCCCAGTGAACCAGATCGCTGGTGTGCGGGAACACGTTCTTTGCACGGTTATCAACCATGGTGTGACGCTCAGTAAACAGATAATGGAAAATAGCAGAATCCAGATCGAAGTGATCCTTGAAATGTGCCTTGAATTCCTCATCATCCGCATTCACCACCCAGTTCTGAGCTGTGATCCACGCCTGTTTACCAGCCTCAATTTCTTCCTCAGTGCAGGCAGGGTTGCTGTAACGGAACTCAAAGGAGTGGTCGCCATCCCAAGTTTCCTGTGAGAAATCGCCGCTCAGGAAGCGGGTTTGCTCATCGGCGTTGTTGTCGATCTCAACGATAAATTCCTTGTGGTTCTCTGGGTCCATACCCATCGTATCTTTGTTCTTTTTGGAGTTGCCAATGTCGCCGCAGGCATAGAAGTGCCATTGACCATCGTTAAATACGGTCGCATTGGTGGTATCGGTCTCCTGAATAAACACGACACAGGGATAGAACGCCATGGTATCACGCACTTTAGGATTATCCTTTTTGGCCTGACGCACATAGGGGTTAAATTCATTGAAATCATCCGCCAGCATGGCGTTGTTTGCATTCTCAGAGGAAGCAACATTGACTTTGATGTTGAAATACTTCTCAGGAACGCTGTTTTCGGTCAGTGCATAGGTATCGCCGGTGGTGTCGTCACCAAACGTAAAGCCGCCTTTGCAGTTGATGTCAATGTTTCGTGCAGATGCGCCATAGTGATCGGAGCTGGTGCCTTGACCCTTGTGGGAGCCCGTAGCAGTCCAGTTATCTTCCTTGGCACGACCATTCTTATAAATCTGCTGGATCGTAGTGTTGGCAACCTCGTTCTTCTTGCCGGTTGTGAAAGTAGGTGCAGAGATCTTGATGATACGCAGGTCAGGGCACTTCTCAGCCAGCAAGTCAGGAGTCAGTTCGCCGCTTGCGTCCGTAATGTCGTTACGCATATAGCGGGAGACCATCTCTTCGGCATTCTTCGCATCGGCAATAAAGTTGTCCAGAATCTCATCATCCGTCAGATTCATACCGTAGCTCTTCATGCGATACACAATAACGTCGCAGTCGTCAGAGCCAATGGTAATACCAACGGGAGCAGCCTGAGTAAAGCTGTCGCTGGTATCATATAGTTCAACACGGCAGGGGATACCGTCACACCACAGAACCATCTCGCGGAACTGTTTGTCCGGCAGAATATTGAACTCGAACTCAAGGAAATCGTCCTCACAGATGGGCAAATCAATACTGTTCTGATGGCTGGTCAGCGTAACTTTCTGAGCCTGAATGTTCAGACCAACACCGCCATTCAAGCAAGTCACAGCAGTAGCATCATAGTTGCGGACGTTCGTGGTCTTAAACACCAGCTTGAAATTCTTGCCGCTCTTCTTTGCATCGTCTGCGAAAAGCTTATAGCTGATGGTAGCAGTCGTACCGGCCTTGACACAGAAGTAGGTGTCACCATCTTCGTCGATCTGGTAGCCACCGTTCACCCAGTCAAAGTTGTCGCTGACAGTCATCTTATTGCTGCCGGAACTCCACAAACGATTCACATCTGCATTACTGCGGCCAGCGGGATTAAAGTCCAGCATCAGGCCGGTTTTAACGGGCTCAATAGTGATACCAAGGTCTTCGATCTTTGCGGTGATGCTCTTGATGGTAGCGCCGCAAGTAATTGTCAGAGTGTGGGTGCCAATATCAGAAGATTTAAAGCTCCAAGTCTGAGCAGTACGACCAACAGTCAGTGTAGAAGTCTTGATGCCGTCAACTTCCAGCGTAATGCTTGCAGTAGAAGAGGCCGGGTTATAGACAGTGTAAACAATACCGGTGGTGCTGTACTGTTTTGCTGTGAACTCCTTTGTGGCGCAGCTGATGATCGGTGTGTTATTGCCTTCCTCTGCCCACATGATATCTTTATAAATGGTATTACTGGTCACAGCTTTGCCATTGATATTTGCAGTCATGGTCACTTCCAGCAGGTGAGCGCCGTGTCTCTGTGCCGGAATTGCATAGGTCATCTGTCTGCCGGTAACCGCAGTTGTAACACTACCAAGCTTTTTGCCATCCAGAGTAAAGGAAACGTCCTTATTGATATTTCCGTATGGAGTAAAGCGGAAAGTGACTTCACCACTATAAACCAGAGAATCATCGAAGATACTCTCCAGATAAAACTCGACAATATTGATATTCCAAGTCTTTGAACCCATGCTGCCAACGGAGTCAGTAACCTGCAATTTGATCTTGTTGTCGCCATTGTGCAGATACTGAGTAATGTCGAAGCTGTTCTTGCCCTGGTAAACAGTCGAAGTTGCGACCTTTGTGTTACCAACGTACCATACGCCAGTAGCATCGCCAGTGTCTTCGCCGGAGTTATCCACAGAAGTAAAGTTGAATTCGACAGTTGCGGTGTCGCCCTTAACAACAGCGATAGAAGATTCGCCAATACGCTCAATTGTGATCGTAGAGGTACTGCCACCGCCACCACCGCCACCTTCAATGATAACAGTGGTCTTGACCGTGCCGTTCTCCAACAGGTTCAGCTTGGAATCTTCGTAGGTGATATCATACTCGCGGCCAGAATTCTCATCGGGCTTAAAGTCTTTCAGGGTTTCCTGAATCTTGGCGATATCCGCATTGGCCAGGTCAACAGAGGTCTGAATGCCGCCAACTGTATTCTTCAGGCCGCTCACATCACTGGATAGCACGTCAACGGTCGTCTTGTCTGCTTTCTTATCGAGCAATGCGTCGGTGGCTTCCTTATTATAATAGGAGGACTTCAGGGTCTCAGGCAGGTCACCAACACTATTCTTCAGCTCCTGTACAGCGGCATCATTTGCGGTCTTGTATTCAGTCAGCTCAGTCTGGACAGGGGTCACAGCAGTGCTGATCTTATTGTCCACAATGCCGTTATACATGCTTACCCACTCAGCAGAAGGGTCAGTGTTTAACTTGATCTTTGTGATCTCTTCAGCACCATTCAGGAACGTCAGGGTGCGAGTATCGTTGTCATACTGCACATTGAAATTTGCCAGACCATCAACGGCAGCAATCTCACCACGCAGCATCGTAACAAAGCCATCAACCTCGTCCTTCTTATAGAACTGCGCCAGCTTTTCATCCACACTTGCAACTGCATTCTTTGCGTCCTGTGCGCTCTTCTCAGCAGCGGATGCGGCAACCTGTGCTTCGCCAACCTTCTGACTCATTGTTGCCAGGAACTGGGTATACCAGTCATTGCCACTCGGATCGACCATCTGCTTGCCGGTCAGCGATTTCAGCACATTCAATCGGCCATTCGGGCGGGTGCGCCACAGATAGCTCTTGGTGGTGCTTGTATTCGGGACATTCACAGCACCGGATGCCATGATCTCAAACTGCAGCTCGCCATCTTTTGCAGTAGCATCATTTGCTACCAGCCAGTAGAAGCGGATCTTGGTATTGCTGTAGCTCACGTTGATAGGGGAAGCGTAATTCTCTTCTCTGTCTGCGTTCAGGTAGTGGATCTGAATCGTCATCTGAAGCAGGTCAATACCGTCGTAGTAACGCGGCATTTCAAACGGAATAACCTGCGAGTTGGATTCCTGTGTGATATTGATCTGATTTGCATCCAGCTGAATATCTTTGTTTTTGTCGATGTAAGACCACTGGTCATCAGAGTAATCAGCAAACCAGGTGTAATTGCCACTACGCTCAAATGTTTCTTCTCCGTTATCATCATACACGGCAATTTGGTCTTCGTCATTTAATTCCAGAGTTGCGACATCTATATCATCAACAGAAACATTTGCGGGGCTTGCGGCTTTTTTCGCAGCCAACCGCTTAGATTCTCCAAAAGATAGTGCCATTTGCTCACTCCTCTCTTATTGTTCGTCTGCCGTAGTGGCAGTTAATTCGGGAAAATATTTATCAAACAAATTGTCCTGATAGAACGTATATTTGTTGTTTACGATATAAGTGTAATAGGGATAATAGCGGCTCATAGAAAGCGACATCGTGCCTTCACCCAGATTCATAGAAATGCTCTTGATGATCCAATCCACGGGGGTCTTACCGCCCAGATATTTGGCAGCATACTGGATCTTTTCATTCACGTCGAGCCACGGAACCAGTCGCGTGGTCACACTCAGGCCGTCGGTCAGGCGGGCACGCTTCCACAGTTCGTATTGACAAACTTCCATGGCTGCGTCATCCGTGGTGTAATTCTCGTAGTCTCCACCCGATAGAATCTCAGTTCTACGACCGATCTTTTCAATGGACAACCGTGCATTGTACAGGTCATCAATATTGTTCGGGTCATTCACGCAGATAAAAGCCATATTGTCGCAGTTATCTTCTGCCTTTTGAGCTTCGATCTCTTTGGTAGACGGAATTTCATCCACCAGTTTTGCCATAGCGTGGCTCTGCTGTTGACCCAAGAAGTAGATGCGGCCAGTATTCGGATTCCACTGAAGGACATAATACTTCGTAGCCTTGATGCATCCGGGGTCCTGAATAACGTCTGAACCATTGGCATCAGTCAAAGAACGATACAAGGTACTGGTTTTCGTCTCAGACCCAACTTTCTCATTGCCATCTTTGTCTTTGTACTTCCATGTAAATGTCAGCACGACCGTCATTGCGCCACTTGTCACGTTGCCATTTTTGTCCGTCTTGGCGGCTTCAACGTTTGCAGGGGCCACAAAAGACACTTTCGTTTCACTTTTCCATGTTGATTCGGTTGCGTCTAATACAAGATTGATCGTCTTGTTTGCGCCAGACCAGCCCTTTACAGTGGCGGCTCCATCCGCTTCAATCGTCGCGCCAAACACTTCAACACAGTTTCTGACTGCGGAATAATCCACCGTAGCAGATTCGCCATCGTTGGTCACAAGCTTCTCGAACACTTCTGGGTCAAGCACAGGCGGGTCGTCAAATCCACTGGGAATCTCACGGCACACAAACGTATCATCGTCAAAGTACATCTCAAACGGGTAATACAGGTCACGCAGTTCTGATAGAATATCCCAAACAGTCGAGCCAGTATCGTAATCCAAGTCGTGTGGAACAGTGCGGCTCCAATAGTCGATAGAATATTTCTTAAACTCCGTCTCGTCTCTCAGTACCGCCCAGATAGCATCACCGATACGAGTGCCTTTCTCTATGCGATGTGTGCCACCAACCAGCTGTCCACCCAAGTCTCCGTTGATACGAGAAACCAAATCAACACAGCTTGCCTGCACAGTATTTTCTGTTGCGCTATATGTAAAGCCATTGGATGTAAATGTATAGCACCCCTCGTTGTACCAATAGATTTTTACACCATCAACATAAGAACTGTCGGCTGAATTGGAATAGCTAAGGAACAGGTCGTTATACAGCTCATTCAGCGCGGTCTTTGTGTCAATCACTTCTGCCTGAATGTCGTGCATGGAATGTCCTGCAAACACACTGGTTTTTCCGTAGGTCTCCCTTAGTTCGTCCTCGCTCTAACCGGCAATAGCAGAAACATCCACCTTACCAAGCGTAACTCCGTTCAGAACCATACCTTCAACAGCAGCAATCATCCCATGGACATGCATTTTGTTACCATACACGAAACTATCGATGCCTGATTTATCTACCTCAAGGATATTGGCAGGGGAGAGACCGCCGCTCATTGACTTCGCTTTTGTTGCCACAGCATCCAGATAAGCCCAGATATCATCCTCCACAAGCGGCACAAGTCCGTCTTTGGTCTGCAGCATCGGTGTAAATGCGATATAAGGACCATCTCGACAAATTGGGTCATCACTTCCCAAAACTGTAGAGTAATCACCAAGTTTGGTATACCATTCTTCTGCTTCAGCTGGGTCATCCGGTGGCGTGCCGTCATTGATCTGGTCAAAGAACGTATGATACTTTGAGATATTGGCTCGTGTCCACACCAGCACATCTCGATTCAGATTGTCGATATTGCCGTATTTTGCATAGCCTCTATTTGTGATGTCCTGAATCAAATCATCATAATTCGTCGCAGCGAGCTGATAATCCGCATTTTCCCTGATCATCTCGTCAATACTCTTTGAAGCACTGATTTTCGACATTCCTCTTCCTGACAGACCAATGAATACACGCACATTTTTACTGATCCAATCCTCTTCCGTTAGGCTGGAAATGCCGCTCTTCTTACCCAGATACAGGGTCACATTAAAGGTTCGCCGCACATCAGATTCTGAGTCGATAGAAATAGAACCATCGATCACAAGACCTTCCAAACTATCAATTGTAATAAAATCTTTGTTCAGCATATCAATGCGGCAGTAAATATTAGATGAATGATTGTTCAATAGCGCCAGGTCTGCGTCAGTCGGAAGATATGTCATACGCTGCCTCCTGGCTGATAATCACTCAGCCCATTGTTATACATGTCACTCTCACTCTCTGCGTCACCGAGCTCCACAAAATCGAACTCCAATACGCCCTTGTCGTAGTGATCAGAGCAGGAGATAGACACATTGCCATTGACACCCATTAGCCATCTGCGGCCATCAAACATCTTCAACAGCTTTGCGCTGCCATTGGTCAGCCATTCGCTCAGTTCATCACGGAACGCATTACCGCCATTGATATCAAAGTCTTTCATTGTGTTATCAAAACGGATGCCGACACCAGAGAAGTGGCCGCTGTAGTAGTTGGCTTCACTGCCAGCAAACAGATACGGATACTTACTTCCCATCGTCTCAACAACTGTAGCAGAACGCACCTTCTCAACACTATCCACCTTCGGCTCAAGGAAGATATGATAGGTCTTATTGCCGTCAGTGATCACTGCACCGTCAAAGTCGCTCACAACGCTGGCCTTTGCGTAACCAAGCTCAATGCCATTTGCAACGGGAGCTACGGCGTACTCGTAATCCGTTTTACGGCCAATGGCATACAGGTCAGTATAATCGATCATCACATAGCCATCGTCAGCGCTGTACATGTAAAAATCATTGAAGTCTTTTGTCTCCAAATCCTGATTCTTTGTTGCCGATACCTCAACACGATAATATTTCATGTTGTTCAGGAAGGTCTCAGAGAACCACTCCTTATACTCGCTGGAACTTCTGAATTCGTCGGTCGATGCAAAATCACTCGATGCCTTGATGAACTTCCTGTCAGCGGTATATGCAATCAAACAGAACGCCTTATCCTCAGATTTGAACTGGAAAGAAAGAACTCGATCCTTGTCGATATAGTCCGAAGTCACCGCTTTATAGTTGCCCATCGGCTGACCAGTCGTTTTATTGATGTGCAGGTTCGACCAGCCCATCTTCATAATAACGTGGTTCATATCGATCTCTTCCTGATAAAGCGAAGTCCAGATGCCTGCGCCTTTCTTACGTCGCTTGATTCGCAGGGCATTTGCACCGCTGCTCCTTGTCAGGAAATACTGTGCGTGCATACTGATATTTGCCATACGGTAGTTGTTCTGCACGGTGAATTCTACATCATCCACATACTCTGGATAATCAGTTCGGAATGCCTGTAAACCGGTATCCAGCTGATAGCCGCCAACAGATTCTGCCGTCGCTCTCAGATAATACAGGGTATGGTTGTCGAGTCCATCGATCTGGAACCCCTTCAATGAGTCGCGGTAATAGTAGCTCACAGATTTTTTCAGCAGCTCGCGATTCGCATCATAAAGCCAGAACTCATAACGATTTACGGATTCACCCTCTGATACCTTGTACTTGTAAGAGAACTCAAAGGAATAAGAAGGGTAGGGGATAGTAGTCACACCAGAAGAGCTCAGGTCATTCAGTTTGACTGTCGGTTCCTCGTGGCAATAGAATAACAGCTTGTCCGAGTATTCAGAAAACAGATTTGTACCCTTCAGTCGGCAGCGAATAATCATATAGTACGGATCTTTGCGGTTCTCAAACGTGCCTGCCGGAATCGTAAAATATCGCGCCAGACCAGTACCACCGGCTGGGAATGTGCCAAACTTATACACGCCTTTTGAAAGCGTATCACCCTGCAAAATGCTGCCCGTCGGAGTATCGAAGACGATAAGAGCAATGATATCAATGTCTGCGTATGCGGCAAACTGAAATGTATGATCCTTTGTGGCATCAAATGCGCCGATTTTAGATAGAATTGGTTTCAAGTTATCACCTCCGAATTATCCTTCGATATATAGCAAAGCTCACCGTTGGTATTCACGGCCAGATTCAGTGCGACCAGAAAATTATCAACAGTGATTTCTGAAATCGTTTTATTGATATCTGATACGTTCGTTTTCAAGGTCGAGATGTTCGTATTCGCAGTCGAAATCTTGCGTGTTAAATCCTGATGATGGTTGGATTCAGCTGTTTTTGCGTCATCAAGGTCTGTCCTCAACGAAGTAATATCAGAAGCATTTTTCTCAATGTTGCTTTTATTGTCGTATACTTGTTTCTTTGTGGCGGTATAATCTTTGTTTGTGAAACCACCAATATTATCATTAAAGCCATTCATCGAGCGCCACAGACTAGCTACATCGTCGGCTTCTTTTGTCTCAAGAGCGCCAACACGTTCAACCGCTGCGTTTGCGGTCGTATCATCCGTGTACTTTGTCGCAACAGCCCAGTCGCTGAATGTCCATTTTTCGGTTTCACCTCTCGCAGTAATACAGATATACAATGCACCACCAACACCGCCATAAATCCATAGATCATTCACATCGTATGGAGCAGTCGGTGTATCAGTAAAAACACGAACTTTTTCTGTCGCAAGATCTCGTGCGGATGTTGCCATCGACAGTGCATTGATAACACCGGCATCCACAATTTCCATCCAGAAATACTGCTGCTTATCCTGATCATATACCCAGCGATAGCAAATGCCAGTCCTTTTATCATAGTAGATGTCGTTGACGTGTGCTTGTTTCTCTTCATCTGTCTTCCAATCTGAAGCAGGATAGTTGTATGTATGCGGATGACCATTCCTGTACCAAGTATTGATCGTATTCTTTAGCTGATCTTGAACGGTGTCTTCTGTCTGCTGGGATTTGTCTTTCATCGACTCAAACTCGGCGTTCAAGCTATCGACACCGGTCACCAGAGATTTCACTGTCAAAATCTCAACGCTGGTATTACTCTCCGATACGATCAAGTTACGGAAGTTGCCCTGCAATGCAGTCACAACAACCTTCTGGCCTACAATATAGTCATGGTTTGTTACAATGCCGTACTCGCCACCGAATACAGCGATTTTATAGTGCTGGTCTTCTTTTTCTGTAATCACTCCATAGGCGGACACGTCAAATTTTGCGTTCTTTACGGCGTGTTCGGCGGCAGAAGTCACCACTTCGGCCAGCACATCAGTTACTGATTTATCTGCCATCCTATTCCTCCTAATCAAAAATAAAAGCCGACCTGCTAGGCTATCCTAGTGGTATCGGCTGTATAAACTATTACTTACCGCTTGCTTTGCATTTGAGCAACCTTAGTCGGTAACTTCTGTTTGATTTCATTTGCCAGAGCATCAGAGCTGCCAACAGGATTCGTGATAATAATATCGCCAATCGAAGTTGTAACATCTCCGCCGCCGCCCTGAACAATCGGCTGAGAACCGTACTTTGCCATCTGCTTCTGGAACCATGCGTCAGGGTTGCCACCCATCTCGAACAGGCGAGAGGTGATATCAGCAGGGACAACACCGTCGCCGGTTTCAAGATAGGTATAGCGCCCAGATTGCGGCTGACGAACCAGCATCTCAGGACCCTGCTCGTCAACGTTAGCCATGTGGGGGAACTTAGCAGACTTCAGACCATTTGCATGGCCAAACAGACTGCCAAAGAAACCGCCAATTGCAGCACCGCCAATTGCACCCAGAGGCCCAAGGAATGAACCAACGGCAGCACCGATACCAGCACCAGCAGCGGCTGTCACGCCCTTGCTTAGACCGGTATTCTGCTGTGTGCTCTGTTGTGCTTTTTGACTTGCTTCACTGATTGCGGCAGAAGTATCAGCAGCCTTCTTACCAACGGCTTCAAATGCATCGCCTGTGGTCGCCAAATCGTTTTTAATCGATGTAACGGCAGCTTCACATCCGGCCTTGATGGCGTTGTAAGACTGGTCCATCATCCAAGTCAGATTGGTGTTAATGTCCTTTGCGCCAGGCTCAACATTCGCCCATGCGTTATCCGTCTCAGTGGGCAGAGAACCGCCATTGCCAAACGTATTTGCGGCATCAGAGGTGATCTCGTCATAAGCACCGCCAATGGTTTGCTCGGTCATATCTGCCAGATGAGTCACACCAGCCTCGTTCATGCTCCAACTATTGTCAAAGCACGCCCGCATATCGTACATCAGCTTCTGGGTGTCTTTGCTGGTGTCAGCCCATGCCTGCTCCATTGTCTTTTGAACATTGGTGCTCAGGGTCTTTACACCGCCGCCAACTTTACTCCAACTGTGACCGAATGCCTTAGAAATCTCGTTCATGGCCTTATTTGCGCCATCAACAGAAGACTTATAAGACGCATTCAGCTTGTCTGCGACTTCCTGAGACATATCGCCGGAAGTAGAAGCAAGGCTGTTCCATCCGCTGGCATAGATCTTTTGCAGCGAATCAAACATGGTACTAGTGACATCTTCAACCTGTTCGGCACTTAGACCGGTATTCTCGTTCAGCGCATCAAAGGTATTGTTCACCAGCTCATTCATCTTTTCAGACATCTTCTTGCTGGTCGCTTCAATATCCTTTGTATCCAGACCGAGCTCGCCAGCCACAGACTTCCAGCTGGACTCAAAGTTACTCGTCATAGACGAAATTTGGCTCTGAGCCGCCTTCTTTGTGTTGCTGGTGGATTCTGTCACCGTCTTAGAGGAGTTGATCTTGCCAACCGTAGACATACGATATGCGGTCTTAGTGACCATGTAAATCATACTTTGAACGGCGGCAATGATCGGGTTATCACTCTTCTTGAAGATATCAGAGAGTCCAGACATGAACTCATTTGTATCGCCAAGAATCTCGTCATACTCGTTCTCGAAAATTGAACCAACGCCTGCGGCTGCGGCAGCTGCGGCACCACTCAATTGAGCATTCGGACCTTGTGCACTCATACCAGCACCGGCAACGGCACTACCAGTCACTTCGGCCAAGCCTCTTGCCAGCCAGCCTTCAGGATCTTCACCAATAGCCATCAGGTTATCTGTCTGCTTTGCAGGGATAACACCGTCGCCCTTTTCAAGATATGTCATGCGTCCCTGATCGGGGTTACGAACAATCAGCTCTTCGCCCTTTTCATCAACGTTTGCAATCTGACCCTTCTTAACGCCACGAGTACCTTTTGCATATTTCTTTGCTTGGAATGCGGGAGTAGGTTCATCAACAGGTGTGTTGGAAACATTACTTGCAATTGAAGCAATCGTAGCAATCAGAGCAACTGCGCCTGCAACAGCGGCAGCGGCAGCAATCCAGCCAGCGATAGGAATAGCAGAAAGAGCAGCAGCAATTGCCTGCATCATAGCGGCCATAGCACTGCCAACGCTCGTCACCAGAGTACCAAGTCCGGCGAAGATAGAAGGGAAGAAGCTTACAACGCCAGACGAGATGGCACTACCGATAGACTGTGCGCCAGCCGCAATTGGGCCAAACATACTTCCGATTGTCTCAACAATGCCACCAAGACCAAGTCCTGTCTGACTGTTCAGCAGACCAAATCCTTCTGTGAAGAACGAACCAATGTCACTAAACATCAACCCGGTTTTCTCAGAGATAGATGTCTATGCACCTGAGAAGAACTTACCGATACTGCCAAGATTGTCTTTCGCAGCACCAACCAGTCTCTCAAAGAATCCACCAGATACACGCTGAATATCGCCGGTATTCACTTTTATTGTGTTGCCAAGGATATCCAATGTCGCAGTGGTGCCCGATTTTAGTGCGGCAGAACCAGCCCTATTCTTACCAGTGATCCAGTTCCAGCCGTCAGAAACAGCCTTGGCCGCTCCATCGAACATCTTCTTGAAGCCAGCACCAAGATCAAAATCACCGCTTTCGCCAGTGAACATGTTCTTCAAATTGCGGAACAAACCAAAGATTCCACCGCCATCAGTGCTTACACCGCCAGAAGTGAAAAATGTTATAACGTCGTTAAGCGTTTTAAGAGTATTGATTAGTTTTTCGAGATTTGTAATAGCATCACTGACATTAGTAGCAGACTGAATATCGCGCATATTGTCTAGGATACTATTCTTAAAGCCATCATAGTGACCTTCCATTTGCTCAAAGGTCATGGCCTCGAACTCTGCGGTGTATTTTAGCTTCTTCTGATAATCATCCCAACTGGTGCCGATAAGATTATTGGCTTCCTGAACTTTATCCTTGAGCTTGTTTAACCTGTCAATTTCATCTTTCTTCTTATACTCGCGTTTCTTGTCAGATAGGTTTTGCCCAGCTTCACGAACGGCATTTTCATCTGCTTTCCATACGAAGCCCTGACCTCTGCCGCCATATACATGGACAGTCTTATTGGCCTTTGCACGCTCGTATTCATCCTGAAGTTTTGCCAGTTCTATTGCTCGTTCCTGTGCATCATTCTCTTCGTTAAGGGCTTTAATTCGTTTATCGATAACGTCAATCCAAGCATCACCCTGAATCTTTAGGTCATTCGATTTGATCTCGTTGAACTTTTCAAATACACCAATTAGGTCACTTAGGAGGCTCTTAATATTTCCGAGTGTTGTCTCGAAGTTTTTAGCCTTATCTTCTGCGCTTGTAAAGCCATCACCGGATGCAATAGCAGCATCTCTTAATTCACGAAGACGTTGAGCAAGTGCTTTTGTTTCATCTGCGGCATCATACTCATCAATCATTGCGTTCAGTTTTGCAATGAAAAGTTCCTTGTATGCTTCTGTATTGAACTTCAGCTGATTACCTTCGAGACTCAAACACTTAATGTAATCATCATCGAGACTCATCAGCTTCTGATAATTGTCGATACTTAGGCCACCATAAGTATTGTACTGAGTGACGATATCAGAGATATCGGAGAAACCACTTTGAAAATGATCAATCCTGTCGGTTGCATAATTCAAAGAAGAACCAATTCCATCAATGCACTCACGAATGCTCATCACGTTGTTTGCAATCTTGGCAGCAGCATCTTCAAAACCTTGTGCAAGATATTCTCCAGCAGCACCACCGGTCTCACGGGCAGACGCCGCAAGTTCTTTCAGATGATCTGCAAACATCTGTTTAAATGCATCGCTGTTGTAGTCAACTTCTCCGGTTTCGGAATTCAGAGCACTAGCATATTTTGGATTTGTAAATAGGTCTGTGTTTTCATACAGATTACGAACAGCCTGATACTGCTTCTCAATGGCATCCATATCCAAGAAGCCAAAGTCGTTATCCTTTTTCTGTGTGCCAACATCGTAAAGATCAGAAAATGCGGATTTTATAGCGTCTGTCTTTTCCTTAGCCTCGTCCATCGCAGTGCCGTAACCCTTGATGGCGTCAGTCAACTGCTCGAAAGAGATGGTCTCGGACTTAACATTCTTATCCAGATAGCTGAGAATTCGTTTCAGCTCATCAGCAGACTTAGAACTCTTTTTGCTTGCGGCTTCTTGAGCCAACTGTTTCTCAACCAACTTGCGGAACGCATTTGCATTGATTTCCAGCTTGTTGCCATTTTTAACGAGACAAGAAGTAAACTTATCTTCAAGCCCCATCAAGGATTTCATTGTATCTGCGCTAACATAGCCATACTGATTATATTCCTTCATGGCCTTTGTCAACGTATCGAATGCGGATGCAGCATCTGTTACAGATTTAGAAGCAGATTTCGTAGACTTGGTTGTCTTACCCCAAACCTTATCTATATCCTGATTTCCAAGGTCTTGCCACAACTGGTCAAGCGTTTGATAATTGGAGATAATCTGGTGACCAGCCGACAGAACAGCTTGCATTTCTTCAAAGCTACCATTGTTTGCAAGACCTTCTTCTGCCGACTGATATAATGCACTAGTAAGAAGCTGTGTTGCGTTGCCAATAGTAGCTTGTGCCTCGCCAAGAACCTTTTGCGCCGCAGAAAGCGTATTAGTCTGTTGAATCTGCGTTAAGGTATTTGCAAGTAAAGCGGCTCTCTGGGTTTGAATTGTTGCTGCCGTCAGTTTCTTAGCGGACTGTGTATTGATGGAAAGCTGCCCATCTTCATTCTGAAGCATCGAAAGATATTCAGGGCTAAGGGCACTCAATTTTTGTAGAGTATCAACACTTACGAATCCAGTCTTGTTATACTCATCCACAGCAGACTTACATGCCTGATAAGCAGCTTGCATATCATCAACAGCCTGCTTTGCATTCTTCACCTGAGTAGCAGTATCTTCAACGGCTTGCGCCATTTGCTGAGTTGCTTCTGCTGCAGACGGAGCAACTACACCAAGCTGTTTCAAAATGTCCACGAATGCGGCCACGTCATCTGTGTTAGAAGGGTCGAAGCCGAGACTGGACATGATGTTCTTTAAGTCTTCAAATCTACGGAGTTCTGCTTCAGACAGACCCTTACCATCAGAATTCAAAAGACTTTCGAGTTTAGAAGCATCAAAATGGCTTACGCCAGCCTGCAAGTAATCAACATCGTCCTTGATTTTGCCATAAGAGGTTTCGTAGTCGTCAGCTGTCTTTTCAGCAGATTCACGAGCATCTGCTTCCATTTCTTTATATGTATCACTGACTTCTTTCTTCGTATCTTCAACGGCACTCTGTACGTCGTGCATTGAATAGCCAACATATTTGCTGGATTCACCGTAATATTCCTTTAGAGACTCTTCGTCCCATCCGGCAATAGCAGATACATCAGCGGCAGACAGGGGAGAGCCATTCTTCATTTCGCCTTCAACTGCCGCAATCATACTATGAACATGAGTCATAGTTTTGTTTACTATCTGGTCAAAACCTTCTGCATCTACCTTTAAAATATTGTCAGCATTTAGGCCACCATCCATTTGAGATGCAGCTTTAGCGACTTTCTCAAGATAACTCCAGATTTCGTCTTCTGTAAGAGGAACGAGACCATCTTCAGTTTGAAGCATAGGAGTAAATGCAATACGAGGAGCGTCTTCAAAATCTTCCGATATTGGGTCATCAGAACCAAGAATGGTAGAATAGTCTCTTAATTTATCATCTGGGTTTTTCTCATTAAACTCGTCGTAGAATGTCTGGAACTTTTTAATGTTCTTGTCATTCCAATCCAGACGGCCACGGTCAAAGTTGCTGATGTTTCCGTAGATATCAACACCCTTAGCTGTGTACTCTTCCTCAATGGATTCAAGCTTGGCAAGAGCCTGCTGATAACGCTCAGATTGTTTAATCGTAGTGTCAATCTTAGCTTCAAACTTACGCTCACTCTCTTCTTGATTCTTTTCAGTATCATCCTTCTGAGACTGTAACTCATCCAGTCGCTGGGCTTTCAAAGTGTCACGATGACTATCCTGAACAAAGTCCTGTGCGTCACGCACGTTCGTCACATACTCAGACAGTGAGTTGATTTTCTTCTTAAAGAAATCATCAAATTTTGAGGCTGTTAGTGCTTCAGTAGAGAAATTATTTCCAAGAAGCTCAACAGCCTTATTCATGTCATCATAGAACTTCAGAATAGATTCAGGGTCACTGGCATCATATCCATACATGGAAAAGCTCAAACCATTAAATGTACCGATTCCGTTATCGGCAAGGAACTTTGCCATCTTCTTACTATCGCCGGAGACAACAGGAGTGCCAACACCACCATTATCATCCAGCATAGTAGATGCTTGGTCGATCAATGCGGAGTTCTGGTCAGCAAGATTGTTATTTGCCTTTGCGTAAGCAATGTCGTTCAGTAACTGAAGCTGTTCTTCATATTTTCCATTTTCAAGGTCGAGCTTATCAAGCAGTTCTAGCTTTTCGCCCTTCTGGTCTTTGAACAACTCCAGAATCTCGTCATTGATATCTCGTGCCTGCTCAAAGTCATCTGTATCCCAGCCAGACTTATCGCCAAGCTCCTTATACTGATCCACAAGGTCTTTCAGAGAGTCCGTGGTCTCCTTAGACTTTTGCGCCATTTCTTGAGTGGCTTGCTTTGCCTCTTGGAAATGAGTAATCAGTTTAGTGATACCATAGGAAACGACCATCGAAATAGCTACGTTGAGAGCAGTCATCGCTAATTGAAGAACCTTTGTCGCCGCTGCCGCCGCCAATGCTTTTCCTTGACTAGCAATTAAATTAGTGATAAACTGGCCTAAAGGCTTCTTATTAGCCTCTGCGGCAGAATTCAAAGAAATAATGGCGTTACGAATACCGAGTATATCTACAGGAATACCTTTCAGAGAACTATCATACCTAAAAACATTCAAGAAAGATAATATCAAAATTTGAGGAGAGAAAATTTATGAATGAATTTAAAGATATGATGTATTGTCCTTTTTGTGACAAGTATTATAAGAAACGCTCGGTATATTGTTTCTTCTGCGGAAGAGTTCTTGACGTGTATGAAATTTGGAAATGCAGAACGGATAAAAGTCAAGAAAAATGGAAAGCAAAGCACGCAGAAGAGGGTACACATTGGACGGCAAAAGAGATTATGGAACTTCCAGAAAATAAGTATCAGAGAATTACTGCATACGAAAAAGAAGTCAACGACTTCGACTCTCGATACCGCGCATACCTTGCTGATAAAGAAGCCCCACACGTTCCTAAATGTCCCACTTGTGGCTCGCCAGACATCGAAAAGATCGGAACCGCTTCTAAAGTCTTAGATGTAGCATTCTGGGGCTTTGCCAGTGGAAAAGTCAAGAAGACGTTTCACTGCAATAATTGTGGATATGAGTGGTGAGTTGCAGCTAACTATAACGGAACAAATAAAACACCCGGAAGTGAGTAATCATCCGGGCGTTTTACTTTATTACTTTCTCTTTTTACCTTTATGCGGCATACTACCCTTTCGAGCAAGAACATTTTGTGCCGCGAGTTGCTGTACATAATCGGTCTTCTTTTGAGAAGGCGTTCTAAATGTAAAGGTAGTCTTTCCATTATAATTGCTGACAGAAAAATCTCCCTTTGATATTACGTCCATTCCAACAAGAAGATCGAGTTTCTGGTCTCCAATCTCGGAATCAATAACATACCAGTCATTCATCTCAAGATCGTTTGGAAGAGTAATATTAACCATATAGGTGTTTACAATTTTTGGACCAGATGGAGTTTTGATTTTCTGTTTTCCAAGAGATACTAAATCTAATTTATCAACAACATCTTTTGAAATCGCACTACAAGTTGCACCAGTATCCCATAATGTGATACAATCAATAGTTTTCCCATTGTATGAAATCTTAGATACGGTACGAAGCTTTGTTAGAATGCAATCGCTACCTTGGGTGAACGCTCTCTGATGGGCATCGCTCATTAACTTCCAACATCCTTTACATAAAATTCATTGATGCTATGCTGTCAATATGCATATGCCCATCAGCGTAACATTTCTGAACAATAAAAGACCCGACAGGCTCATGTTTTAACGTCTCTTTAACTCCAGCTGCAAAAGAAGGATAAACTCCAAGAATTGATTCGTTCTTTATCGCAACAAAAGCATTTCCGTATTTTTCACATAGAGAGGCATAATTGTCGGTAAACCATTTGTAATCAGAAGTTTGGCTTGCTGCATTTGTCATAACTATCACCTCTTTATATTATGCTACCACAATGGGATTTTATTGTCAACTATTAAAACACCCGGCCTCCCAGCAGTAGGGAAGTCGGGCTTGTTCATTATGATGGCTGAGCCGTTGTTATTTCAGCAGTTCAGCGATTTCTTCGGCAGTCACACCATTTGCCAGTGCATTGGCAACAATATCTTCTGCCTTTTTACGATTCAGCTCTGCCGCAATCTTTTCGTCAGCATCAGCCTTTTTCTTTTCGAGCTTTACAATCTCTTTGTTGAGTTTTTTCAACTCTGCTTCTTTTGCTTTACGCTGAGCGTTCAGTGTAGCGATATTATCACCAATAGTTGCAATCTCCTGAGCAATAGATTCTGCGGCAGTATTCTTTTCAGCAATCTGTGCCGCATAATCGATACCGTCAAGAACCTTTGCTTTATTCTTGCTTCCTTTTGGTCTAGCCATAATATAATACCTCCGTATATTTTGGATATGCGATTGTAATATTATTATAGCCAGAATATTTCAGAAAAGCAACCTCTTTCTCTATGTATTATAAATTACATTATAGTGGTATTGACATGGCCGTGTCGATGCGTGTATAATAAGTATGCAATCAGGAGTTCCACATCGAACTTGTCCAATCATAGATGTAAAAATAGGCGGTCACCCTCCCAGTAGCCGGAAGGCAAGAAGGAGCGTGTATTTCTTTAACTGCCTTCCGGCAATATTGTCGGAAGGAGGATGTTGCCATGAATTTTGACATTCAGGCTGTCTACTATGTCGCAATGCTGTTCTTCGGTTTTGCTGGCTTTGTTAAGACTGTTCTTGAGATTTTCAAGATGCTACATCATAACAGCGAGAGCCGTGATAAGTAAAAGAGCCGCCTATGTCCAGTAGGCAGCTCTTCATTGGGATTGAAATTGTCCAGATTTTAATTCCATTTGTTTGATGCTAACCGAGGGAACCGTCTATTGGAACTCTTGGTTGCTTTTATTATACACTTTTTAGAGTACGCTGTCAACGAACAACAGTGTACTTTTTCTTTTTATTCAATTATTCAATCATTTTTCTCCTATTTATATCGCGCCAGAGAAGCGCGTCTCCTCATTTCCACCTACTTCTTCAAGTCGTCTGATTACGTCTGAGGTGGACTTCTGAACTTTCGTCCAGAACTGACTATCCTTCCAGTGGTTGCTCACTGACCCTTTTTAGTCGATGAACCTCTTCTATTATAATAGGATATATATAATACATTTTTCTGAGCAAAACTCACTTGACAGATTATTCCAACAAGAGTAAACTCTTAATTGCGAATCTGCTCCTCCAACAATATTGAGCCTAACGGTACGCGGACTTGCCAATGGTAGCTG